ATGCATCTGTATCGAATGAAGAAAGACTTACAGTTATGTCTATTGCACCATCACCAGCATCATCGTATGCTACTGATAAACCTGTATGTGTCCCATTAGTGACTAAAGCACCACCAATGATATCTTGTATTTCTTCTTCAGTTTTTCCTGTCGATGAAATTGTGATAGTATCTGCATCGTCATCATAAGTCACAGTCGTTGAACCTGACCCTTGAATTATTCCACCGATTTTATCTGCGATTGCTTCTTGAACCGCTGCACCTACTCCACCTGCGGCAATATTACCACTGGAGTCGATTACCTCTACACCACCAATGGATAATCCATTTTTGATATTAAAATTCTTTGCTGTCATTAGAATGTTCCTCCATCTAATTGTGGTAATGATAACTCACCATTTGATGAGTTGTAGTTTAAATTTGTTTCCCCACTTGCAAGACTTATAGCACCCCTTGCAAGAGAGTTTGAAAAGTATTGATTCACTGAACCTTCTGCAAGATTATCAGTGTCTAGTAATGATAATGCACTAGCTGCCAATTTACCAGCACTAGATATGATTTCAGTAGTTCCTACTGTTAAACCATACTCAATTACGAATGTATTTTGTGTTGCCATTGAGTTGAATCCCCTTCATTTGATATTTACCTGAATATTTATAAACTATGTCTCCCTAAAAGAGAGGTATATGGTTAATAAATGAAAAAAATTTAAAATTTATTAAGGTGTTGGTGCATCTGCAGCCACTTCACATACACCTAATGTATATGCTTGGTCAATTTGTGCTTCTTCACCTGTCGCAAGAGTGACACCATTTGCATTGCAGTGTATAATCAATGCAGAGAGAATCTCTTCTTTGGCAATTCTTGCTCTATTTTGTGCAGCGTTAGTAATCCAATCATCTATATCTGTAGTGATTGTATCCATAACTTTCTTTTCTGTTGCAGTTAATGTAATTGTATAATCCATAATTCTATTTATCCTATTAAAAATCCACTGAAGTTATTGTATTCAGATGCAGAACCTTGCCAACCTGAACTTGTTCCTGATTCTCCAACATATGCTTCAATGTAATCATTTGCAGCTAATTTTAATGATATTGACATGTCAAATCTAGTATGATATCCACCAGTTTTATGTTGTAAATTGTATTGCACTATTGAACCATTCTTTCTAAGTGCTACCCATGATTGAACAACACCACCTGAGTCATGTGTTTGCACACTAAAGGAGAACCAATATCTACCAGCAACTGGTGCAGTGAATCTTCCATTTGAAGTATTGTAATGACTTCCATCGTTATGGTTTCTACTACCACTTGATGTATCACAAATAAAAACTGCATCATCAGTTTGATATCCATTGTTTTTTGCAACACTAAATGCAACTTGATTCGGTGCAGTGATATATCCTTCGTTAGTAATTGTCATTTTTGCATCAGACGGAGATGCATTTGTTTGGTCTGTGTCATTGTTAACAGCAAATATTAAATGTCCTCTTGAATAACTTTGTGCTATGTCTTTAAAAATGATTGCAGCTTTAGTATTAGATTCCTCTCCAGCAAGACCTATACCAGTCCAAACTGCAGAGTTATTTGTGCTTCCTTCAATTCTTAATGCATAATCATCATCATCGTCTGTATGAATATTTACTTTATGGTTTGCATTACTTGTTCCAATACCAATATTTGCAGAGTTGTTTACATGAATAACATTTGTATCATCAGGTGATTGAATAATTGTGTTTGAACCACTTGTAGTTATTCCGTCTGCAGTTGAAGAATTTGTAATAACACCAGTTGAGGAGTTATATGATATTCCAGTTCCACCACTTATTGCACTTCTAGCGTTTGCATCAGTATATTGAGTTATATTACTACTGAATGTTGTTCCCGATAAAGTTAATCCAGTTCCAGCACTATATGTTGTGTTTGTATCAGTATTAGTGTCAACCCACGGAACATTGACATACATTTGACCATTGTCTAATTCAACTGGATAGTTCTGACTGTTTTCTGTATATCCAACTTTTACAAGTCCTAATGTTGAACTAGTTGCAAGAGAATATGTTGTATCTGTATTTGAAACTGTATTTGTTATTACTCCAGTTGAACTATCGTATGATATTCCAGTTCCAGCACTTATTGCACTTCTAGCGTCTGAGTCTGCATACATGGTTGGTTCAGTATACGAAATGACACCAGTTGAACTATCGTATGCAAGATTACCACTAACACTTATTGCACTTCTAGCGTCTGAATCAGTATATGTTGTATCTGAATCTGAATATGATATTACACCAGTTGAAGAATCATAAGATAAATCACCACTAACACTTATTGCACTTCTAGCGTCTGAATCAGTATATTGTGTTGGGATATCACCGAATGATAAAACACCACTTCCGTTTGTTTTTAAAAATTGTCCGTTTGTTCCGTCTGAAGTAGGATAGGTGATAGAAGACCCTGTAAGGGCGTTGGTTGCAGTCAAAGTGGTTGCAGTTAAGTCACCCACCTGTAAGTCTGCAAGTGTATAACCTGTTCCACTAGTATTGACTGTAGTTGTAGGTTCTGCCTCTAATCCGTCAAACAATTTCCATGTAGAATCACTTGCATCTCTGAAAAATCCAGTGTATTCTGATACTCCGTCACCCAATCCGTCATCATAGTTTCCGTAAATACCTATATCAAGTGTATCAGAAGATACGTTTGCATTGGCAAGCTCTAACATTGAATCTTCCACCGAAGTCGTGGAAGAGTTTACTGTTGTTTGGGTTCCATTGACTGTTAGGTTTCCCGATACAGTGACGTTTCCGTCTACTTGTAAGTCTGCATCAGTTTTTATACCTAAATCTGCACTGAATTTTGAATTAGTTGCCATAAATTACCATTTATATTTGTCTAAATCTATTTATGGTTTTTTTCAAGTCAAAAAAAAGGGGAACCAAAGTTCCCCTAAAAAGAATTTTTTATAAAGTTGATGTTAAGCGTCTACCACTGTTCTATCAAATTTGACGATTGTGCTATTAGCACTCGCAGGTGTAATAAGTAATCTAACGTCATTTCCACTAATATCTGCATCAAAAGTTGCAAGATTAGTATCTTTCAATGTTCCATATGAAGTCATTGTCACTGCAGAACCATCGTGAACTAACATAATTTCGGTTGAATGGAAGTTTGTTCCTTCGTCCATTGCAATAACATACCTTGCAGCTCTATACGATGCATGGGCAAATGTATCGAGTGCAACTTCTGTTGTTGCTGTATATGTTGTTCCACCAGTCTGTTTATTCTTAGACTGTATGGCTTTAGTTGTGACTATTTCATCATTCGCAACATCAAAAGTGATAGCACGGATTAACTCAGCAATTTTAAAAGCATTTGTTTTAGCCATTTCTTATCTCCTTACAATGTTGTTTTCTTTACAGAAACAGTTGTGTTAGTATTAACAGGTGTTATTAGAAGTCTCTGTGAACTTCCTGAAACATCTGCACTTAATGTAAACAACGATGCATTGGTGAATACATCACCGAATTGGACAAAGTATGCGTCCGAACCATCGTTTGTTAAAGTCACCTCTGCATAATGTGAACCAGCACTAGCATGTGTTGCTACGAGTTCATATTTAATACCTTTAACTCCTGTTGAAACACTAGACAACACTTGGTCTGCTGTAGTAGCAGAGAATGTTGTAGAATTTCCTTGAGCAGGAAGTGAGATATATGAACTACTTACTGATGTGTCTGTATTAACTGGTGTGATTAATAATCTCATGTCTGAACCACTGATATCAGTGGACAAACTAAACAAACTTGCATTCGTAAATGTGTCTGCAAATTGAGATATGAATGAATCAGAACCATCATTAACAAGGACTACTTCTGCAAAGTGATTACCTGCTGAAGCATGAGTTGCAACTAAATTTACTTTAATTGCTTTCGTGCTTGTTGGCACCACTATCAATGACTGGTTAGCTGTAGTTGTTGAGAAACTACTACTTCCTGTGGAAGCAGAAGAAGCTGCAGAACTAGGTGTTCTAACTACCAGTGTATCACCACTTACTGCATTTGCAGATAGAGTAATAACTGATGTGCTTGTCGTTGTATAGTCGGCACCACCATCTACTAATAAAACACCATTTAAGTATACCTGTTCGTCACCAATTGAGTAGGACAATGTTTGTCCGTCATCATCGTTTCCTGAGAAAGCTGTGGTGTTTGAAGAAACAGTAAAAGTAAATAAACTATCTGATGCTGACGCTGAGTCTGCAAAAGAAAGTGAACCACTTCCGTCTGTTTGTAATACTTGTCCTGATGTCCCATCACTAGTTGGGAAAGTAATAGCATCATTAATTGTCAAAGAGGCTGGGACTGACCCGACCTCAACAATAGCAGCTGAACCATCATTCTTCTCTGTGTAAACCCTACCATGGTAGGTGTTTAACGCGAGTTCTCCTACTACTATATCACTAGTAGTCGGGACTGCGTTCTGAGTAGAACTCTTTTTAAATGTAATTACAGTTGCCATTTGACTCTCCTAAAGTTATTGATTAAACGAATTATTAATTAAAATGTCCCGCCGTCAATAGCTGTAATTGCAACATCACCTGAAGTGAGTGTGAAATTACTTGAGTCGAATGAAGCTATACCTTTAGATGATGTTGTTGCATCATTGATTGCTACATCACCTGAAGTCACTGTGAAATAACTTGCACCAAAAGAAGCAATACCTTTGTTGGCATCTGTTGCGTCTTCTGCAGAAAGTGTAATACTTCCGTCTGCATTTGTTATATCAAGTCCTTCACCAGCAGTAATTGTTGCAAGTTCCATGTCTCCATTAGAACCATTACCAATTAAGACTTGACCTGCTGTTGGAGCAGCTCCGTCTACTGAAGTGATTGAACCACTTAATGCTAATCCACTAGCTGCAATACCACCGAATTTAACGTCACCAGCTGTTCCTGAGAAAGTTGATGAAGAATCAGTTGCGTCTGCAAAGAATGTGAATTTACCATCTGTATCGTCCATACCGAAGAAACCAATTTTAGCNCCACCTGAATTATACTTAAATTTAATACCTCTATCTAAGTTATCATCTGAAGCGTCGTCACCGATTTCAAATACTGGGTCAGCTACTGAAGTAGTAGTTGAATTTACAGTTGTAGTAGTTCCGTTAACTGTTAAGTTTCCTGTCACAACAACGTTTCCTGAAGCAGTCATTGTTGTTGCAGTGATGTCATCTGAGTTTAAGACACCTGAAACTGTCAAGTCATTTGTGACTGTTAAGTCGTTTCCAACTATCACGTCATTAGGTAAACCTACTGTTAAAGTTTGTCCTGAAGCAGAAGTTTCGATTTCGTTAGCTGTTCCAGCAATCGTTAATGATTGTGAATCTAGGTCTACTGACCCTGTTCCTGAACCACCTGCGAAGTCTAAGTCTTCTAAAGTTGCAGTTGCTTGGATTTTGTCCAAGATAGCTGCAGATGTCATTAATGATACGTCATCATCAGAGAATGATTCCCCTGAAGTTTGGACTACCGCACCATCTAACATTGTGAATTCTACAGTTCCAGCACCTATTACAGTGACACCTGCTGAATTCATTGTTATATCACCACTCATTGATACGTTGTCAAATGAATCACTTCCGTCATGAACAAGTATTTGTCCTGTTGTTGGAGATGAAATATCTGTATCAGACGCACCTTCTAGTGAAGATGTTGTTGAGACAAAAGAAAGGTTTCCTGAACCATCTGTTGCCATAACTTGGTTTGCACTACCATCTGCTGAAGGTAATGTAAAGGATACATCAGAAGCTAGTGTATCGGGTGATTTAAGAGCAACAGAGTTTGTTCCGTTGTCTGAATCTTCCATTAACTTTAATGAACCACCTGAAGTAGAACCATTACCAACTTTTAAGTTAGCAGGGGTTGCACTTGAACCAGCCAACATGTCCGTGTAATACTTACCACCGATGGCTTGTATTAATGGAGTTGAGTTGTCTGAGTCTACGGATTCAATAAAAAGTTTTGCACTATTTCCTGAGTTAGCCCTATCTTGCACATACGCTAATTCACCTTCCGATAAGTCTGAGACTGTTGGAGCTGATAAGCCAGTGCTTCTTTTGATTTGAATAACTGTTGCCATTTTTATTTCCTAGTTTTTTAAAAAAATTAAAATTGTTAATATTAATTCTCGTTCACTATCCCGAGAGATACATTATATATAAAACTATCCTCTCACTATGAGGGTCGATACCTCACTGGTTGGTATCCTTGATTGGTGTGTCGGTCTTTGTGTGTTCGTGTATTTTATTTATAACATTGAAACGTCTAACTTAGAACGTTCCACCATCTAAAATCGTTGTAGTAGTCCATTTATCTGTTGTTGCATCATAAGATAAAAGTCCGTCATCTGTTTCACTTGCATCTACATCTGATAATTCGTTGATTGATTTTGCAGATAGATTTACATTTGAAGATGAATTACCGATTGCAACTTGTTTTGCACGGATATTACCTTGTCCTTGGACTTTACCACCAATGGTTGCAACTCTACTTAATGTTCCTTTAATTGTCATATCATTACCTCGTGACGCCTGGTGTGACAATAGCTTGACCTTCTACCACACGAGTAGTCTGTCCACCACCACTTGTCACATTTAAATCATAAACATATCTACCCGATTCCAAAGCAGTTGTTTGAGTATCAGTAAGTGATAAGGTGACTTGACCTGTTGCTTCTGCAATAGACGTTGTAAAAGTTGAACTTACACTTGAAGAACCATAAGTTTTTCTTATTTGTGCAGCTGCAGAATAACCACTCATATTCAATGCACCACCACTAGTGTCCGTGACATCTACAGTGATACTGAAATCTGTTCCTTGGTCGATAAATATATTTGCAATAATAGCCATATAACTATTTATACAAAATTATTGTTGAGTGTTTGAAGGGTTTTTAGAGAATCTTGCAGTTGGAACTGTTTGGTGTATTTTCTCTGCAGTATTTTGGTTATTAACATACATTTCCTCTAGTTTTTCGGGTGTTGCTTGAGCACCATCTTTATTCACATATACTGCTTTCACCTTTGCAATAGGGCCGATACTTCTAGTTGTTGTGTATGGTGTCTGATAAATGAAAGGAGACCTATGTTGATAGGAAACCTGATAAGGTGCTTGATATATTGAAGGTTGTTGAACAATATTTTGTGTTGCAACTTGTTTATTTACAGGATTTTGATATGTAAATGGAGACCTATACTGAATTGTAAGTTGTTGTTGTGCATCTGCAATATAAGGACTTGACGCTTGTCCGTCTCCCCTTGCTTGAATCGTTGTTTGTCGACTTGCACTAACAGGGTCGTTTACCTGTTGTTGATTCTGAAACGTAAATGGTGACTGGAATGCACCTATAGGTGTCGTAAAGGCTGCTACTGGTTGTTGAGAGGCAGCTATAGGACTTTGATATGCAGCTATAGGATTTCGATATGCATTTGTTGGTTGTCTATATGCAGCTATAGGACTCTGATACGTAAATGCATTTATAGGACTCTGATACGTAAATGCAGCTTGTGGTTGTCTTGCTGGGTTTGGTTGTTGTGCATTAGCCTGACCATTGACTGGATTTTGATAGACCAATGCAATCGATGGAGACTGATATGCACCAGCTTGATATGTCGCAGGCAATTGATACGGGTAGTCTTCACCATTATATGGATTAAAGTAAAAGCTTGTGGTCTGTCTGTTTGCTGGATAAGCTGCAACAGGGTTTTGCACATTCGCATATGCACCTTGAACCTGATTTATAACTGGAGTTCTTTCAACAGGGCCAACTATTTGCATGACTCCTGCTACCTCACCCTCCATGCCTGAAGGGGGTCTAGGGAATTCTTTTGGTTCAACGTTTGCTTGATATACCTGATAATAATAAATTGCTGGTTGTCGGGCAGGAGATAAAGAAGCTGATTGAGCTGAAACTCCAATCGGGCCGACATTTTGAAATGTAAATGGACTTTGATAAGGAGTTCGAGCTATATATGGTGACTGGTCTTCAGCTACTTGAACTGGTTGTCTAGATGCAGCTACTTGAACTGGTTGTCTACTTTCAGCAATAGGTGTTTGAACAGCAGCTATTGGTTGTTGAACAGCAGCCACTGGTTGTCGAGAGGCAGCTATAGGACTTCTATATGCAGCCACTGGTTGTTGAAATGCATCTCTAGGTTGTCTCCCTTGGTCAATAAACGGACTACTTCTTTGATTTTGATGTTGATAAATCGCAGGTTGTTGGTATGTAAATGGACTTTGAAATGGATTCTGTTGTTGGTTCTGATAAGTGAACGGACTAGGTTGTCGTGCATCTTGCACCAATAACTGACCATTAACTGGATTTCTGTATGTAGTAGGTGTTTGACTCGGACTTCTATATGTTGTCTGAGCATTTACTGATACCTGTCTAACTGCTTGTTTTACTTCATTACTTTGAGCATTTGCAGGCACTTGACCTTGGTATGGTTGCTGTAAGGTTGTTCCTATATTAATGTATATTTCGTCTGACATTTCATCTCATTATATAACAAACCACAAGTGTCCTACTGAGGTTCCACTTGCAGTTGAAGGTGCTGAATTAACTATTTCGTAATCTAATTCTATACTATCACTATTTATCTCGATTCCATTGGAGGTATTTGCACCGAACTCACCAGTTGTTGAGTTGTAATTAAGTCCAGCACCACCTTGAAGGGCACCTCTTGCATCTGTATCTGAATATGTTGCACCAGCAGTAAAGGTAAGTGTCCCCAATCCATCATCATATGCAACTGATATATTACTGTGTGTTGCACTTGTAATCATTGATGCAGCTGCATCTTGAATTCTTTCTGTAGTTGAAAACAGATTTGTTGTTCCTTCAGTGATATCGTCTGAATCACCACTTAATGATGACATATCTTGGTTAGTTGCTGGTTCCCAATATCCATTTGCATTATCCCATACTAAAATTTGACCATTTGTTGGGGTTGTGGTATAATTAATGTCTGATAAACCACTTGCACTATGTGAAGATATACTTGAAACTGTTCCTGAACTACCTGAAGTCCCCGAAACGTTTCCAGTGACATTTCCAGTGACATTTCCAGTTAGATTCCCAACAAAATTCTTACCATTTGCAAGTGTAATATCTTCTTGTGAATATACACCAGTTCCATTAGAATCAAATTCTATTTTTGCACTTGTTGATAAAGAAGTAGTTCTACCAGTTGAAGAACCATTTAGGATAACACCATTTGCATTTTTATTGTAAATTGTGTTTATTGCTGTTTCAGTGAACTGACCAGCTTCTCCACCACCAGCACCAATAGAACTACCAATATATGAACCAGTGTATGCAAAAATTGATACAACATCACCAACACTTGCACCTGTGTTAAGTGTAATCTCTGTATGTTTGTTTCCGTCTGCACCACCGATTGAATAATCTGTTCCTAGTATTAAGAGGTTTGTGTTTTTAAATACTTGAATTCTTCCACTTCTAAAAACAAGTGAGTTGTTGTCTGAATCATTACCCGAGAATACTGTTTGACTTGCTGTTGCAACGTATTGGAATTCTTGAAAAAAGAATGACTTATCTTCAAGGCTATTAAGTGCATCAACCACATTTGTAGTTGATTCAGTTCTTAAACCCGATAACTCACCAACATCAACTGCAAGTTCATTATACTTCGTCCTAAAGTTTTCAATAGTGCTAAATTGGTCTACTGTTTTTGCCATTCTATCTCTCTATAAGTTTGGTTAATAAGGATTTAATTTCGTCCATATCACCCTTTAATGTATTTATCTCTTCACGAGTTGTTTTCATAAGTTCTCTACGTTTCATTGTTAATTTGTAGTTTTCTATATCCGTATTAACAATTCCATGTGAACTATCGTCTCTTACTAAATGTGAGTGACCTTCAACTTTTATATACTCAATATCTTTCATTATGCAAGTGCCATACACCTAAGTGCAGTCACCAATGGGACTACGGAAGTGTTTGTTCCTTGACCCACAATCTTCACTGCAAAGGCACTGAATTCGGGTAAGTCGTTTGCAGTAAATTCGTATTCTTTAAAGTTTCTACCATCGTTCTCAACAGAAATATCGGGAACACCACTAGTATTGAAATATTCAAATCCAATATCGTCTAATGGTATGTCTTCGTCATTTTTAATTATCTTATACATGACTTTTAAATCTGTAGTAGGTGGTCTAAAGAAGTCTGCAATTACTTTAAGACTTGTAGCAGGTGTTTTAAGGTTCACTTTACGTGTCACGTATACCATTGCATTAGAATCCCCTTCGGGTTCGTTAGAATCGATATATGTGGTTCCTGTAGGGACATCTGAACTACTGTCAATGTCATTTAATCTGTTTGCAATACCAATACAACCAACTGTTCCCACATCAATTACTGGTGAAATATTTTGGTTAAATGATGCAAGTTGTAATTGACACTGAAATGATTTTGAAGAAGACATTTCACTTGTCTCATTTATCGAACTTGCAACCACACTTGGTGAACTAAAGAATGCATTATCATTCAATGTTATAAAGTCACTTGTTGTGCTTCTTATATATGAAGTTCCGTTTACATATCCTTCGGGTGAACTCATTGGAGTTGTTAAAACACTTGAAAGAATCTGAGTGTTTTTAACTGAAGTAGAAGGAATCATTGTGTGGATTGCATCAAAATAATAGTTTCTTGTTGACATTGCAACACTTCCACCACCAACTGTATCTACTAATGCAGTATATCCCGCTTTTAAATCGTATGCAGATATATCGGGTATTACTGTATATGAATCAATCCCTCTATTTGCAATTTGTGTGAATGTCGCATTCAGTGACCCAACTGGAATACCACCTATTGTGTCTCCAACTGTTCCAACTTCTACTGATATATTTGTTCCTTGTCCATCAAAACTTGATATGACGAGGGTTTCTGTTGAAAGATATCCACCGCCTGGATTGCTAATTAATACACTAGACACTGCACCACTTGAAACTACTATGTCAAGTGTTGCATCAACCCCTGAAAGTGAACCTGAACTAATCGATTTATTGAGATATGTTCCGTCTGTTGGAGTCTGATTGACTGTATTACTACCTAAAGTTAAAACACTTCCAGTCTTATCACCAGTTAAACCTGACATTACAACATTATCTTTATTACTTACTGAATCATACATTCCATGTAAGTAGTTATATACTTTAACATAATTTTGTCCACTATAGGTTTCTATTGGATTTGTTTGTAATTTTGATGAAGGTAATGCATCGTTTTCAAATTTTAAGTTTGATATTTTTGAAGTATCAAATTTACAAGTTTTGATTTTGATTTTCATATCATCAGTTTGTTCTGCAGTCCATGTAGAAGCATTTTGTGATAAGAATAGTGAACCAGCGTATGGTTGACCTGCGATTGTTTGTCCTGATGCAAGGTCTTTCTCACCCATTCTTGAAATGAACATATTGTATTCATTTGAGTTTGAGTATACAACCAATGCATACTCTACGTTTTCTTCTACGTATACTGGTGAATCAAAAGTAAATGTTGTTGCAACTGACCCGTCTGAAGAAGTGTTAACTGCAGAAGGGTTATGTGTGACTGTAGAGAATGGTAATACTGTTTGGCCAGGATATCCATTAACCATAGTTCTAACTTCTACTGAAACAGGCATAGAAGTGTCTTTAGTTTCAAAGAATGTATCTACTGAAGATAAGAACATACCTCCGTCTGCTTCACATAAGAATGATTGTGCAAGTGGGTCTCCCCAACCTCTGTCTAATCTTGAACCTCTTCCAAATCTCTCACCATCAAATCTGTCTCTTGTATCATTAATAATGATTGGAAGTTCTCTTGGTGGTGTTGGCCACTGAACCACTGGTTCTTCAAAAAATACTGGTGACTCAACTGGAATAGGAGGTAATGGGTCGGGAACTGCTGGTGTTGGGTCGGGTGCTGGGTCTGGCACTTGGTCTGTTGGTGGGTCATTAACTCTTACGATATCTGCTGGTGCATCAGGCAATGCTGGTGCATTTGTATCTATAGGTGCAGAGTTTAAATTCTCCCCCCTTCTTGACATTGACCTTGAACCTTGTAATCTTTCCATAACCACTCTACCATTTCTTGTAGAGACAACTTCAGTTTGTGAAGCTTGTAATAATCCTTGTGCTTGATAAACTGCACTACCATTTGAGGCAGGATTACTTAAGTTATATGCAGAAGATGTTATTCTTAATTCTCTTTGTCCTGTTGGGAATTTATGAATTGAATTATTTGGTAATTCAAAGAATGCACGTAATCTTCCGTTTCCATCTGTTTTACAACCTGAAGAAACTGTTGTTCCTCCGTCTTGTGAGTAGCTTCCACTTTGAGGTCTAACAAATTTGTTTACGTCTAGATTATCAAAATAGAAATAATGGTTTGAACCAGGCTTTAAGTTAGTTGCATCAATCTCAATTGTTCTTGCACGTATGAAAGGAACAATTGATACTGATACGACTCTATCGTTTCTTGTTTCTACGAAATCTTCTACTACACTTGTTGTCACACCTGTTCTTGTTTGAATTTCAGGTGTCTCTGTAATTTCTCTAGTGATTTCTAAACCAGCAACCCATTCACCACCTTGTGCTGGGTCTCCTGACCATGAACCATTTGAAGTTGCTTGAACTTCTGAAGACACTGTAGAAGGTTCTCCTGCCCATGTGGTCTGCCATGAGTTCCACACTGTTCCAAGTGCATTTGTGTTATCTGATAATACTGCATCAAAATTACCCTCTCTGTTAATTCTAACTTCGGGTAGTTGTTCTGTATCTTGCCATATGTCTGTTTCGGGTGTCAACTTGACATTACCTACGAATGCAAATACATGGTATGGGTTAACATTGATTGAACGAGATGCTTTACTTTGGTCTACGTATGCAATTTCACTATATGGAAGTGTTATTAAGTCTCCAGTTTTTTGATAGTTTCCTGAAGCAGCTTCATTTAAAGATATGTCGAAGAACTGTTGATAAGATTGTGGTCTTAACATTCCCATTTTTGTATCGATAGAACACTTATAGTCGGGGTGATTTACGTCACCAATCTTATGACCTCTGAAGTTATCTACTAAGAAACCTGACTTATATCTGTCGAATCCGTCTGCATCTAAAATCTGTTTTGACTGAGTATCTTTCTCAAGTAATGATAGTGAAGTGATTCTTTCTAAGTTAGTGACCCTGTTGTTAATCTTTCCGATATCTTTCATAGTATATCGTCTATGGTCTTGTGACCTTACTCTGATTTGGCTTAACTTATTAGTATAAGGTGGTATTGACAATTCAAACATTTCGATTGCTTCATCAATAGCTTTAGGTTTAGTTGGTGATATTGAAGGATTTCCAGTTGATACTTGGAACATTCCTGATTTATGTAAGAATATTTTATCTATTCTACCAACATAAAAAGATATGTCACCTACAACACTTGAACCTGATACTGGTGTGTCTGTTGCACTTGCAAAAGTGGTTGCAATACCTGTTCTACTACTTTCAAAAGAACGTCCAGTTGCATAGGCAAAAGGTGCGTATTTTGCACCCACACCTGATGCATCTGATAAGTCTACAACACTACTTGCATCAGTTGGGTCTTGACTCACATTTGTTGCAAAGGTAGTAGACCCTATTATCTGACCAACTTGTGGTCTGAAATCAACTGAATCTGATAATTCAAAAGTTCCATCGGGTTCTAATCCACCCAAGTCTATTTTATTTGGTGAATAGACTGGTATATCTTTGTAAGGTATTGAAGAATATGATTCAACATCAAAGTAGTCTCCACCACCTGAAGATTGAAAGTAATCAAATATTATTATGATTTTATTGTTTGGTGTAGGTTCACCTGGCTTTAGAACTAATTTTGATAAATCATAGAAACCATCTCTCTGACCATTGTCAAAGAAATATCTTGAAGTAATGTTTGGTGAACCTGTTGTAATACTTGCAATTGTTCCTACTGCACCTGAAGTCTGACCAATAATATTTTCACTATCTGTAAATACATTGTTGTTTGTGTAATAAAAATATGATACGTTTGAGTCTCCACTAAAGGTGACAATATTTGCACGTGCATCTGAAGTTTGTCCTACAACTTCTTCATTAACAACGAAGGTTCCAGTTGTAGTTGTTGTAATAAATGAAGGTGGTAATGCATCACCACTAACTCCTTCATAAATTCCACGAATTTTATATGCATCAGGAACACCCAATGTAATTTCTTTGTGGTCGTATGCAGTTCCATACATGTAGGAAGATGTTTTTGAACCTGTGACCTTTAACATTCTTCCAGCTCTTAATGTCTTATCTCTGTTAACGGGGTCTGTTATTGTAATTGTATAAGATACTCTTACAACTGCAGTATCGTTATTTGCATTAATACCACTGAATGTTATTTGTTGACCTGAACCTGAAGAAGTCACTGAATTTGAGATTGAATCAGGGTCAATTAAATCTCCTGCTGATAAACTTCCACCACCAGCAGCTTCAATCACTGCAATTGTAAAGTTATCTTTGTTCACTGGTGCAAAGGTTCCATTTGAACCTGAATCTACTGAGAATGAACCACCACTTAACTGAGCTGTAAATTGTCTTCGTATTTGAATTGATTCACCAGTATGTGTCTTAACCCAGTTCCTTGGCCATGCAAATATGTTTGCAGTTTGGTTTTGGTCATAAAGTGTTGCACGTAATCTTGAACAACCACCTTGATACTCACCAGTTGAAGCAACTGTAAGTGTTGCAAGTATATCACTTGTAATTGAACTAATAACTAAATCTTGACCTGAAGCAGGGTTATGAACAACGTCTCCTTCTTTAAGTTCTGTAGTAAATTTAGTTCCGAAACCTGTAAGACTTGTAGTATTACCGAATATTGCTGTTCCAGTTAAATTAAATGCGGAATCTAAAACTGTATGTGCAGTAAACACTTCTCTGTTTGAGTTATTTGAATCTTGAGAAACACCTCTAACTCTATCTATATTATATGTTCTAACTGCAGTAATTCCATTGACTATTGTTGTTGCAGTGATACCTTCACTTGCAATACCACTAGAAACTTGAAATGTTCCTACTACGTCATGTAATAATACACAACTATTTGGTAAATCAATCTCTGCAATAATACCTGTTGCACCTGTTGTGAGGTCTGTTAACTTATCACTAATTGCAACTTGTCCACTAGATAGTGAAGAAAATGTGACCTTAGTAAACATTTTAATATCAAATAGATATAAATTGTAAACACCTGTTGTGTGTTCGTCAATGTTTCTAATTCTAGAATATCCTATAAGATTTCCAGTTCCTTTTACTCCTGCGACTGCTGGTGCAGTATCCCACAATTCTGTTAATTGATATGGGTCTAATGTATCTATACCACCCTCATTACCAAACTCGGGTAATGAATGAATATTTGTGACTCTTAATTTGTTCCCCAATCTTATTGGAGTGTTTGCATTATCTAATGATATTGCTGTTCTTGCTTTTTTCAATGGAACTGATGTTGTTCCTATTTTATCAATTTCGTATCCTTTAACATATGCTTTACCTGGCGATACTTGCATAACAAAATTACTCTCGACTCCACCATTTGTCTTTGTATAGACACCACCATTAGTTGAGTCGTCTAAATGTTCTTTTAAAGTTGGAACGAATTGTCTTACAACGAAATCACCATTTGCATCGAAAGTTCTTCGTGCCATTGTATGTTCTATTTCATTGTATATTGGTTTATCTACTTTGAGTTCGATTAAACCTTTATTAACTCTAACTAACTCTACGAAATCTGTATCAGTAGTTGTAGTAAGAGTATACTTACTTAAGACTAAATTGAATTTAAGTCTATCAGCACCAGCTGCATTTTCGTTTGTTGTTCCTTGTGAGTTATCTAATAAACTTGAGTCTTCAGAAGAAGATATTAAATTTTCTGTGACTGTTATACCAACTCTGTATGAAGGAGCACCTGAATATTTTTCTAAGATAAGTTCTTGTGCTGGAACCTTTACGAAGAATCCTCTAATAAAGAGAACACCTTCAGAGATATTTGCAATTGAACCTCTTCCAGTTGGATTTGAACTAACTGTTAATGCATCTACTGTAAATTCATTATTGTTTGATGAATTAACTGAAATTGCACCATTTTCGTCTACAGTGACTTCTTGTAGTTCTTCTCCTGCTGAGAAAGTAAATGAATTACTTGAGTTGGTTCCTTGTGATTGATATCTGACAAACAATGTAAGTTTGTCGTCTGTTGTTTCTGCAGTTGTTGTGACTACTTTACCAACAACACCTGTTGTTTTACCTTGTATTATTTTCCCGTGGAAAGATTTTCTATATGTTTCAACTGAAGTATCACCATTAACATTTGGGTTGGAAGACTTTACTTTAACATAGTAAAGTTCCATATCAATATCAGTTTGAGCACCAGTGACAATTGAACCTTCTTCAAATATATGATTACCAAATCTTTCGATTTGATTTTGAAGGATTGATTGTGATTGAGTTAACTCTCTTGCTTGTAGTGGTCTACTTGCACGGAATAAAACTTTTTGAAAGTTATTACTCTCACTGTAGTCGTCATAATAGGGTGATATATTTAAATCAGTTTTCTCTGCCATTTTAACTCTCTTGTAGGGGACTTTGTGTCCCCATTAAATTACATTTCGATTATCAGTTTGATATCTTCGATTTGGTCTGCAGCTCTTGTCACTGCACCTCTGTTTTCAACATACATGATTTGACCTGAATATCTTTCTACTTCGGGAAATGTTGCGTTTACTGAATTTACATTTCCTACTGAAGAACCACTAACATAAACTGAATCAGAACTAGTGAAGTCTACATAACCACCAGCACTATTTGCAACTGGGACATGTGAAACGACTAAACCACTGATTGATACAACTCTTGATACTGCAACACCAGCTCCGTCTGAAGTTGCAGATAGTATTAGGTTGTCTACTGAAAGACCCGTCACACTTGAAAGTGTCATTTGTGAATATGCAGCTAGTGAAGTTGCAGTTGCAACTGTTGTTGTTCCTACAGTGAATGGGTCTTGTATTAATCCAATCCTTCTGAAGTCGTTGTCAATTGGGAAATCTCCAGCACCTTCTGCAAACTCTAATCTTGCATTAACACAAACAAAGTTTCCACCAAGTTCTTGAACTGGGTCTGCACCATGTCCATAGAATGGTGAAATAATTGGTTTTAAGATTCCACCTGAACCACCACCGATTCCTGAAATACCATCAACATTAATTGAAGCACGTTTATAACCTGAACCAACTGCTGTGATATCTACGTGAACCACTGCACCTGATGATACGATAACACTACATGTTGCACCTGAACCATCTCCTGCTAATGGAACACTAGCATATGTTCCGTCTGTATAACCTGAACCACCTGCTGTGATTGATACGTGGTGAATACCTCCATTTACTGCAGAGTTTTCTACGTCCCATTGTCCTGTTCCGTCATCTGTTGCAGTTGAACCAATTGCACCACCCGAACCTGTTCCGTCTACTGAGGCAACTGCACCAATTGTTTTAACTGGTATAAAGTCGTTAGTCACGAATTTAATTGTTTCTGAGGCAGAAATAGTATACATATACTTCCATACATAACCACGACCTGAGGCAGCGTTCGAATCAGCAGTTGTTATCAAAGTAGTTGCACTTGTTCCTGTTGGTTTTACATCTGATACAACGACTGCACCTGATGAATCTCTTCCAGTTCTAATACACTTATACACATGGTATTCATCTGTAATTACAAAGAATCTTGAATCATATAAGTTATTACTTGCAGAAGCTGGTGAAGTATTCGTTGCACTATAATCGTGTGAATACTCATCATATGAAGTTCCTGAAGTCCAATCATGTCTTGTTAGACCATGTGATACGTCTGATGTAGAAACCTTTTTCATTGCAATCATGTCTGCATATGAATCTATTTCCTCACCAACTGCATTCGCAGGTGCTGGTGGGTTGTTCTCATCAGTCCAATCGAATGAACGTCCTATGAATATATAACTTGATGAGGCACTCTCACCAAAGTCTTCCTTAAATTGTTTCGCATTATGGATTCGAAACTTTTCCGTTATTATTGCTGCCATTTTTTTAATCTCCTCAGACTATATTAATACTATTTATAACACTATGCAGACTTAATGTAAGAACTAAATGCAATATTAGTCCTTAAATTTGGAACATCTGAATAATAGTTAACTGTATGTTTAGGGAAATAGGTGTCAAGGTCTGAAATACTAATACCTTCGGGTTTAGATTCTTCACTCATTATATTACCTGTTCCATCTTCTAATGTAAAATCATCACTATCTGTTTCGTCTTTTAGATAGTAAGATATATTATAAACTTGTTGTCCTGTTATGGTATTTAGACTTCTTAAAGAACTACCTAATGGTGCAGATGATACCAATGTATGAGCTCTTTCTGTAAAGAATCTCTCTATATAAGTGTCATCAAAAGTCTCGTCTTCCATAATCACCTTACTATTATCTTCTAGTAAGAATGAATCACCTACGATATTACCTGATTGCATCTCTGCATCTGTTGGTTCAAGTGCAAAAGTGTAAACGATTTCTTCATTCTCAATTTTACCACCATCTTCTAATATCAGTAGTTCTTCTTGTGAACTTCCGACTGATACTACTTTACCTTTATCGGAAGGTCTTCTTTCATTACTTCTTACTACGTAATCGTGGTCTGCAGAATCTAATGCAATAACTGTTTGCATTGCATCTGAACTGTCTTTTGTAATACTTCCACCCATTCCACTATGGAACTGACAGTAGTAATATAAATTTGTTGGTGTAGTTTCAGTAATTCTTATTTCAACTATGTTATTACCAATAACTCTGACACCTGTTGTATACTCTGAACCACTGTTATGTGTTCCGTCTGTTGTTGTTGAAAACTTGAATGGGTGTCCAGTAGAGTGTATGAAGTGATATATGTGTCCATTCTTTAAAGTCAAAGGTGCATTGTTAACTGAATCAATAGAGTATACGTTTTGAGAACCATTATTAACAACGGACACATTTTTTGTTTGTATATCATTTCGTTGTTCTGTTCTTCTTGTTTGATATGAACTTGCAAGTGCAACTGATTTAATTCTAAAAATATTTAAATGTCTACTTCTCATTTCCGAATCACCATACTCAGTGTTCGGTTCTGTTATTGCACCACCAGTTCTTGGGTCTGTATTAGGTGAAGGAATAGATTCGTTTTGTAAAATAACCAATGGGTCATTCATTTCTGCATCAGTAGTCCAAAGAAGTATTTGTCTCATTGAATTTGCAAAGGCAGTTGGATTGGTTAAGACTGGGTCTCCATTCATTACAATTGTAGGTCTAAATTTAATTTGTTCTTCTACAGTTGTATCAACTGTTTGTTTGATTGCAACTTCACCAAAGAATACGTGTCCAGCAGGGTGTAATAAATCCTTGACAACTGACCTATATTTGTTTATACTTTCTCCAACCTTAATAACATATGAATGTGTTTGGTAGTATAAACTGTCTTGTATATTAGATGCACTTGCATCAAGTGTAGATTTATCTCCAAGTAATTGTTCTTGTATTACACCTTCACCTGAAACTAAACCTCTAGCTTGATATGGATTTGATTTTAAAATCTTAAATGTATCAACTGAATTGAAGTCTACTAATTCGTTAGAAAGGAATAGTCCGTCTAAATCTGTATATGTTAAAATGTGTCGGTCTGCATCATATGATACAACCTTTGCAGTTGTTCCTGATATTCTTCCTGTTAATACTAAATCTTTGTTTAGATTTGCACTAGGTGTAGTAATCAACATAGGGAAGTCTGAAGTTGAATTTAAAACTGCATCTTCCGTAAACTTATGTCCTTGTTCTGTAATATTAAGTGAACCAACTCCTCCAATGGTATCAGAATATGCAAATAATTTTGCACCTTCACCACTAGATACTGTTGATTGTGTGTTTAGTCTTACTGTTAGAGAAGTTCCACCAGTGATTTCTTCACCACTTACAAATGCACCCGTATCAGTTGGTAATCTTTTTATAACTAATCGTTTGTTATCTTGTTCAACCTTTAAAACAGTTCCCGTTGCATTTGAATTTGTTCCAGTGACAACTTCACCTTCTATGAAACCTGTTGTTTCTGTAAAGTAAAGGTATCCACCAGCAAATACTTTAGGAACTTCTGTATAACCGATACCACCTGATTTGATAAAGACACTTCTTATTTCAGAGTTTGTGGTTTCTTGTTGAACTGGTTGTCCGTCTTCACTAAGTAATCTCATTTTCTTAGTGTAAATTTCAACTAACTCACCACCACCTAATGGAACCCCGAAAATAACTCTATCGTTCTTGTGTTCATAATCAGTGATATGTGTTTTAAGAACCCCGTCTATATAAACTTCAACAGACTCGTCATTGAAAATAATTGAATTACCATTATTATCTTTTCCTGTGAATAGTGTTTGTCCAGCTATTGCAGTAATTTCATATTGACCCCAAACAGTTGCACCCTCTAATATGATTTCGTCCCCAATGGAACCAATCACAGCTTCTGCACCACTTCCTCTACTATTAGATTCAAATACTACTAGGTCTCCACCTTTATATCCTGTTCCACCATCTTCAATAAATATCTCATCAACTTGTCCTTCTAAAAGACCATTGATAACTGTTTTAGAAATGGTTGCATTAGGATTGAGTTTTCCACCTGAAAATTCTATTGAATCATTTAAAGAATATAGAGAACCCACATTCGATTGTTCTAATAATATACCACCACCATGAGTAGTTTCTATATTTACTTGACTTCCGTCATACACTCCACCAGCTGCGACTAGTGATGCACTAGAAAATTGTGCTGGTAGACCTGACTCAAATAATATGTCTCCGTCATCGTCATGTTGAATATAAGTAGAAGAAGAATCACTACCGATATCTGAAACGATACCTTTTAATACCCCTGTTGTTGTTGTGACACCATCTCTATCTACTAATGTGACCTGTTGGTCTCTTAAGAAAGTTCCTTGATGGTTATCAGTAATCTCTAAAGAGTATTCTCCTGTTTCTGCATTGATTGGGAATACATTTTCTATGATTGACTCTGCTTGTATTCTATTTGTAGCAGTATATTGAGTTATCTTGTCTGTTGAACTTGGTGCAACTCTCAAGTCACTCATTTCAATATTCACTCTTCTCTTCTGAGAGTAATCTGATTCTGATGCATAAATTGTTTCGTTATCGGGATATCTAATCTCTGCATCTTCGTTATAAAGAATTCTCATTAAGAATTTTAATGATTCTGCAGTTCCCTTTTCTTTGTATAAATCTGATATACCTTTTATTGTTAACCTTTTGTTTTGTGTTTGTTTAAGGTCTAACGAAGGTAAGAAATCTGTTTGGAAGTGTTGTAAAAAATCTTCAGACGTTCTGTCTATATCTGAGTAGTCTAAAATCTTGTTGTTTGCAATGATAGTATTTTCTTTATAACCACCAACTACACCAGTCTGTTTTGATTCTCTACCTGTAATTGTTTCTCCTGTTGAGAAACCTCTTCCGTGTATGGTATTGACATATACCTGTAATCCATTTAAGGAAGTTATTTTTGCAACTGATTTTGATTGCGAACCCACAACATACTCACCGACCTTCCATGGGTCTGCAGTAGCAGTTGGGTTTGCACCAGTTGATTCATAAATTAATTTTGATGACTCTGCATCAGGAGATGGTCGAACAGTTTGGGGTTCTACTAATACAGACCCCAAACTGTCTTCCATCAAGATTCCGTCTAGTTCACTCTCTGAAGAAAGTGTTATAATCTCACTTTCTAGATACTCGAAGTATGATTTTAAGAATAGTTCAAAAACTGGAGCTTCTTGCTGAATGTAATCAGGCAAAAGACCTACTAGTCTATCACTTAGTTTTTCTATCTTAAAATCAGAGTTTGACATAATCTTAGCTTAATGTAGCACCTAGGTTTGAAATTGGGAACCAATTTGAACCATTCCAAATACAAATAACTGCATCACCTTGTCCATTAAGAATGATTTGGTCTGTTGTATCTGTTGAATAACCCCAAGATGAAACAGTGACTTCTGCATTTGCAGAAGAACTATCTGTCTTGTAAATTACTTTAATCTGACCAACGTCTGTTCCGTCATCTAAAGTAAACTCAACTGCTGAAGAACCAGTCAGTGTGATTTCACTTGCAAAAGATGATGCAAGGTTAGACGCAGTTGCAGTTAAAGCTGTTATATCGTCAACTGCTAAATGAGTTGGGATATTTTCGAATAACTGACCTATGGTCATTTTTTTGTTGACGGGTGTTCCGCCTGGGTTATCTACTATGTGTAGTAAATCATCAGCACCTATATCTGTATCAGATACCTGTGTTAATGCGCTTATCTTCTTATCTGCCATTTTAATTTTCCTCCTATAATCCAATTAAATGGGAAACTACTCGGGGGACTCCCGACCACTTGTTTCATGTGTTATTAATATGAACTGGTTGAGGTAGAAGTATACCCTACACCAGCACTGCTTTCACCACTACTAATGGTGTCTACTTCACCTGTCACCTTAATATCTTCAGAAGAAATGTCTACTAGATTACCTCTAGTTGCAACGACATCATTTCCCGAAGGGATAACTGTGAAGTCAATCGATGAATTAGTATTAACTGTTGAGGTAATATTAATGGCATTGATTGTAATCTTTCCTGTAGAATAGTCAACTGTTCCAGCTGCACTATCCTGATAAAGTCTAGTTGACCCTGATAGGTAATATCTTCTTAAATTACCTTTTCCGTCATCATCAAAATAATTGATATTGACTGAGTCACCTTGGACATAAAAACCTGTTGTTGTTGTAATTCCACCCGAGTCCATGTTGTGACCAGTATGTGGATTATAAAGTTGATTACCAAAAAGAACATTATATCCTTTTGTTTCCCCTACTTTAATTGCATTATTTTTTCTTAATCTAATATTACATGTATTAGATAGAACTGCAGTGTTAGAGTCGTCTACTGATTTAAGTAGATTAGAATGTCTAAAAATAGAATCGAAGTTTTGTAGATTATCTGTATCAAACTTTTGAATTGCAGTGTTTACGATTGCTTCCAATTCACCTATTGATAAGTCCGTTGCACTCTCATTGTATTTGAATACACATGTAATTAGAATCTTAACAATCTCTGCATCAATTATCTTAGGTCTAACAGTTAACATATTTAAATCGTTTAACTTTTTTGTGACCAATGATTTTTCTGTATCTGATAGATAATCTGAATTTTGTGGTTTAAGTGCAACGAACACTTTACCATATTCGGGTGGGTCATTATCTTCTCCACCCCATACTGCAACGGCGTCTGCATTTGGATAATACTCTTGCACCTTTGCTTTATAGTCGTTTAATGTGACTAATCTGTTTTGTGATGTATAGAATTTTGTTGCTTTAAACTTAATTGATTCTATACTTTCTTTTTCTGCACCACCACTTGCTGGTGAAACGTTAGTCACTGCATGGTTTGTGAATCCGTTTACAACTCCGTTAAGTGCAAATTGACTAGCACCATTTGCATGGTCTTGGTCAACTATAATATAAGTCACGTCTATAACGTCTCCGTCTAATAATGACTTACCTAATGTCCCGTCACCAAAGTATATTTCAATATAACCTTCTTCATTCTCTTGTGCATAATATACAGTAGAGGTTGTAGTGATATTTGAAATACCTGTAGAAAGTGTGTATGTTTCTGTTGCACCACCACTGGTGACTGAAACAATCATCTTACCTTTGTCTACTCTTTCATTTGATAAAACGAATTTAGGGTTTGCAAGTTGATTATCAAAGATAAATGAATCAGTTGCATAAGTCCCCTGAACAATACTTACGTCATTATAATTATATGAAGTTCCGTTTTGAGTTGGTCTCTTTGTTGTTGTGACTACAAAGTTATATGAACTTCCGTCATACACTGTCACAAAAGTAGTTCCACGTGGAAGTTGCATTTCAGTAGTTGTCGGGGAAGTTCCGTCTGCATTTCTTACTTGTTTCATTTCAAGGTTTATTATTGCAGTTGAACAGGCTTCGGAAGAAGGAACAAATCCTAAATCCTTTGCACGTGATACAACGTTCTTTCTGATTTGAGCAGAATCTAAAAAGAGTTCTGAGGCTGCAATGTTGGTGTTGATTGCACCAATGTGTGATGAGTATGCAAGTAAGTCAATAAGAACTGACATACTTGAACCTTCAAAGTTATAATCTTTAAATTGGTCTTGTCCTTTAAGATAGTTCTTTAAGTTATCTGATATATTCTCAAAGTCTAAATCGGTTATGTTTAATTGTGAACTTTTTACTGCCATTATCGTGTCCTTGAAACGTTTATTTCTATCTCTTGATTAGGAGAACCATTAGTTATGTTGTAAAAGATAGTCATGTCCAGTTTGTTATTATCTTGATTTGATAATGCAACTTGAACATTATTGACACGAGGTTCTAAAATCTCTATTTCCTTTGCAAGTGTTATTTTCATTCTGTTTATTTGTCTATCAGTATTCAATTCGAATAATAAGTTTCTGATTGAACCACCAAAGTTTGGTTTAAAAGGTCTTTCAAATTTATTAGTTAAGACAATATTCCTAACTGACCTTTTGATTGCATCTGTATCGGTTTTTCTTACAACGTCACCTGTAATAGGGTGTTTACGAAAGAAGATATCTAAATCGGAATAGATATCCTTCGTTGCAACTGTTTTTCCGTTATTTACTAAATCTACCATATATCTATTTATACAAACTAATCAGGTTTCTTTGTCTTTCCAGCAGAAGAACCTGAAGCAATTGTATGTTTATGAGTTGAAAGTTTGACACCCTTACCTTTGACCTCTCCACTTGCAGTAATACTACTTGAATTTGTCTGTTTACCAGTGACATCTAATGTCGATTGTAATGTGGTTGCGTCTGACACTGTTAGTGTTCCAGTAATTGTTGTGTCTGATATAATTTCTGTTGTGTTATTACCAGTGATTGTAATCTTACCTTCTGATAATACGTCTGTTGTTCCTTTGAGGATATCTGCTTTTAGATTTCCTTCTGTAATCTCTGAGGTGACATTACCTTTTAACACTTTCATATCTACATTACCAGTGTTAACATTGATTGTCACGTTTCCTTTCTCTACTGTTAAGTCTGCATTACCAGCTATATAAATTTTATCGTCCTTTGCAACTATCTGATAATTATCATTTACGATTCGTTGCACTACACTTCCATCAGGGTGAACCTCCTGAAACGTTCCTGACCTATGATAAGTTGAAAGTCTTTCTTTACCAAGTGTATCGTCCACTTCAATAACATGACCCGACTCTGATTGATACACTTTGTTATATGGATATACTGGTTCTGCAACTGAGTCGGGGAAAGTGTGTCCTTCTATCTCAATCTTCTTATCTAATACAGAATCACCACGTGCAATACTTGACACATCTGATTCTTCAGTGTATAATGGATACCATGGTAGCATATCTTCTGTTGCTTCAACCTCTGTAATTGTTGAACCCGTTGCATCATAATTGATTGTTATTTCTTTTGGTGACTTTGGTTGTGAATCAATTGCACTTGTTAAACCATGTGGTCTACGAGAATCCTGTTCAGGATTTGCAACATCAGGTGTTCCGTCATAGTCTGCTAGTGTTAATCTACGTGGGTCATTGAATCCTTTATCTACACTTCTTGTTTGTTGATTACCTAATGCATCAACTCTATATCCTGATTGTGGAACACCTGTAGATACACCTAAGACAACTGGGTCTTGACATGCTTCACCATCTCTAAAATATCCAAAGACTGTTGAACCTTCTACTAGACCATGTTGCATTCCCATTCCCGAAAGACCAGCAGAGGTTGTTGGTAATATAACTTGAGCCCATGGTAAGTCGGGTGTTGCAATCTTTAATTTGTTGTCTGTATGAATCCCATGTATACGAACACGAACACGTCCAATCTTCAAAGGGTCATGTCGGTCTTCTACTATTCCAAAAAAATGTTTCATTATATTTCTCTCGCAGGTTCAATCTCTTCTAGTGGTTTTGCTTCTGATATCTGTTTTGCAAAACTTTCTTTGACACACTCTAAATTCATTTCACCCTCTTTACCTGCTATATCTAGTATAAGAGATAAATCAGTAATTAGATATCTGTTGTCATTTACTTCATCGTCTTTACCAGTTCCCGATTCGGGTTGAGGAATTAAAAGTTTAATTACGTTCCCTACAGTTAAGTCTGTTCTCATTGGTATAGTGACAATAATTTTATGTTGTTGTAATATCTCAAGTAATGCACGTCTTTCTAATTTTGCATTATCAACATATTTTAAACCTGAAAATGATTCAGGTGAACTAACAGTTGTCTCATTATCGAATTGGTGTGTTGTAGTGTTATCATAAATGACAAGACTTTCGTATTCTTTATTTGGTGATAAATCAATATCAATCTCTGTCACGGAAGGAGACTTAGTTCTTTCAATCATGTTCTCGGTTGTAAGTGTTTTTTCATAATCACCAGTTCTAATTAAAGGAAATCCTGATAGGTGTTTACCACGTTTCATTGTTTCGTCTAAGTCATACACAAAATCTAATTCTTGTTTCTTAACTGGGTCGTATGTTTTTTGTAAAGATGCATATGCACCTCCGACTGTTCCTCTAAGTGTATCAAACTGTTGTGGTTTGTAATACGATTTAATCATAGAGTTTAAACCACCAGCTGCATTTAAATCAATGTCTTCGGTTTCTAAATCACCACTTCTTGGTTTGTATGAAAACTCTATTGGAAATTCTCTACTAAACATAGTGTCAATAGAACTAAATCTAAAACCACCATTTAGTGTTTGGAAGAAAAACATACCATTCTTCCATTCTGCATTTTCACCTATATTAGATTCTGCAACAACGTAATCAACAAAACTTCCAACTGTCCAATTGGGACATATGAATTGTAGATTCTTAGGTTCAGTTTCCTCAAACCAATCGAACTCTGAAGGTTTAAGGTTGGCTTCTTCTATCAATGCATTCTGCAACATTCTGTCATAAGAACCTCTCATAACCTTACTCATTCTTTTTCTTCTTACAAAGAACATTCTTGGGTCACAAAAACTTAATTTATATACTTGAGTTCCCTCTCTTGCTCTTTTGACATCTGATACTTTATAGATTCTAAATGTTTTGTCGATAGTGAATTTCTTTTCGGGTTCTTGATTAAGACCTTCTTTCTGTTTGATTGAAACACGAATGTATTCTTGTCCAGTAAAACGATAGTTAGTTAAAAGATTAAGTCCGTCTAAAAGAGTTATATTACCCGTGCAGAATTTATTATAGATAGACTCAAAGAGTTCTACTCCCAATGTTAGGTCGGTCACGTCAATTGAATCACCTTCTTGGTTAACAATCGCTAGTGCCTCAACCGAAAACTCACCTGCTTTTAAGTTGCTCATGATGACATTACTTTACCGAACTCTGAT